AAAAGCCCCAGCAAAACAGATGATAATTCTGTAGATAGAGATTTATTTGTCATGCACAATGGTGCAAGATTACCTACACCAATTATTGACAAGGACAAATCCGATACTCACCAATTTATCAAGTGGGTTATCAGACCTCAACTTGAGAACAATCCTAATCTACTATACAATGCCGAGTGGGTTGAATCTCTTGAGGAATTGATAGGCTCGGACAAGTTATTGTTTCTCGATAGTAAGACACAAGAGTTTACTATCATCAATCAAGATGAGGGCAAAGATGTCAAGTCTATTGGTTGGGTATCTAATACCTATTCAATCAGTAGAGGTGTAGGCTTTGACTATGACATTGACAAAGGTACAAAAGTTACACCTAAAAAATCTGGTTGGTTATCTGACTATGATAACTGGGGTAATGTATCTAATTATGGTAAGTACAGACGAGATGATTATCTATATGATGATAGCTACTATGATGATGATATATCTTTTCACATGGATATGTACGATAAAGGTAATGAGATACAGGATAAACACCTTATCGGACTGACTGTTGATGAGACAATAGAATTGTGTGAAGCTAATCCAATAGGTGTTGGAATATGGTTGCATGATATATGTAATGAAACTAAAACTAAAACAAAGGTAGGATAATATGAAACCAAATAAAAAAAATAAAAAACAACTTGACATTTTTGATGAGTATGTTATACTTGATAAAAATGTAGATGAAAGTTTATCTGGATATGATGATGAAACTTTGATTGACATTTACAATGAGGTAAGTTATAATGACGAAAGCTACGATTGAGAAACGAGGAACTCGATATTATTATGAGGGTGTCGAGGTTGATGAGCCTGTCAAAGTAGTAGACAAAAGGTGTCAACGCAAGTATGGTCATACCAACTGGGCAAGAATGGGAACTGTATCTGATGAGGTACTATCTAAAAATTCTTATGACTATGATGAAGCAAAGGGTATAGTTTATTTTCATAGACTTATAACTATATTACCTTAACAATAATAACTTTAACAAAGGGGCAAGATATGAATGATGAATTACTAAAAACTATTACGATTAATTATTACAGACGAGAAGATAATAAGATAAGAGTAGAGACTAATGAAAAAAAATATACTGATAGTGGGAAACATAAACCTCACTATGAGAATACAAAAGTGGAGATAATATGAACCGATACATGTTCGCTATGTTTTTTATAGGCATAGTATGGGGTTGGGGATTGATAGCTATGACATCAGCAATATTAGATAGTCAATCTAAGGAAGTAGAGTATAGAGATATGGAAGTGTTTCCTATCTCACCTATTATTCCTGTTGAAATTTATAAACTAGAAAGAAAGGGAGCAAGATGAGTGGAATAAAAAATTGGTTAATAGAAATGCAAGAGTACTCTCAATATTTATTAGAGAGTGCAACACCAGAAATAGCTAGAGAATTTTTCATAAACAAATATGGAGAGTCTCAAGCTCATGTCTTTGATAAAGAATTATCCTTTGCAATTAGTGAGGGCATTGAAATATATGAGGGTAATCCTCAAATTTATGATGATGAATTCTTTGAAGAAGAAGATAGACTACAAGCAGAAAGGAATGATAAATGGGAGAACTAGACGCACTTTTAAATTTAGCATTTTTTATTATGACTATATTTGAATTAGTAGATGTAAATGTTTTTATAATTGAGGGGGTAGAAACAACATGACAATAGTACAAGACTTACAATTTGTTTATGACTCTGACCAAGACTATAACTGGAACTTTGACAAGTG